TCATCGAAGGTCATAGTTGACATTTCGTCATTTATTGTTTTGTTCCGATATTAAAGTGGTTGGAGAACCATCCCACTACGTGTGGTACTACCATTCGCATGGCAATCAATACCAAACATCCCCATATGTTTTTAATAAATAGAACCGGTGATATCGGTATCGGTCTCATCTTCTGGTCGAAGTACCGGTCCATCACCCTTTGCTTTTTCTACTTTTTTCTGAAAAGCAATATAGATTCCTATTCCTACTATTACGGATAATGCTATTGCTACCAAAATAATGTCTAATGTTTCCATTTTATTTTTTATATAACTATTTAAAAATTACTTAAATGTTGACTATCTTTCCATTTTTTCTTATCAATCGGTTTTTTTGCGTTTTTATGAAACTCTTCAGCTTTCATTTTCTTTGGCTTTTTCTTCCCAATTTTCACATCATAAGTTTCTTCTCTTAAAAAACGATCTACATCCTTGATTTTCATTTTTACATTTTTAAATTTTAGAAATTAAACTACCGGTGGGTATTCCATATGTACCACCACCATTTGAAATCTTTAATTTATTTTTGTTTTTATTTATTTTTTGTGCTTCTGCAATAAGTTGAAAATAAGAATAAATTATATTATTCTTTGTAAATAATCTGTTAATTGTATTAATAAATGAATTCATTGTTATCATATCATTCTTTCTCAATACCGCCCTAATTGTTTGCTTATTTATGACTGGCAAAGTATCTATATGAAATTCACATCTCAAATCAAACCAATCATCTTTTTTGTGTAGAATAACATCAAATGTTTTTTTTAAAGAATATGCATCAAAGAAAGATGCTTTGTATTGTGTAGGTATATCTTCTACTTCATTTATAAAAAAGCTACTACCCAATATTGTAACGTTTTCACCGATTAGCTTATTCCAATTTTTTATCTTCATTTATTTCAATATAAAGAAACTTTTTGAATTGGCAAAATTATTTCCAATGTTTATTTTCTCTCTCCCACCAAAAAGTCAAATCTTCAAAAGTATCATCGTAATATTCACCCACAAAATCACTTTCCCATTTTGAACTTATATTTTCAAACATAGCAACGGTTATGATATTGTTATTTATTCCCAACCATTTATTCATATAATTAACAACATATTCATAGTTACTCCCACGTATCACCCCGGCTTCTACCAATAGTATATTTTTACCATAAACATTTTTTGAATTGTTTTGTAAATCAGCCGCCAATTTAGTACGATATATTTCATCCCATTGTTCATCTGGGTACGGAACATCAATACCAAACCCATCCACAATCTCTCCAGCGTGGCTTAATTGATGCCGTAATATTTGTCCGATGATTGAACTATAATCTGTGGAAACGGTTATAATAATAGAGTTAGATGCGTTATATCCTGATTGGATTAATTCCTTTCCAATTTTATCTATGAGTTCAAATTCTTTTTTAGAATCTACAAACTTAATGTTTCTCATTTTTTTTAATTATATCACCACCATCTATTTTTAAGAATCGTTCTCCATTTCTATCAAACATAACCCAATGTGCGGATTCTAATCCAAACCATAGGTTTATTTCATCCAAAACTTCCTTTGCTGTGAATTCAGAACAACTATACAAGTCGAATTGAAACATTGCCGGATGTTCGTTATCCCATACATGAATTGATGCATGTGATGTTGCTAATGTGACAGTTCCAGTCATACCTTCATTTCCAGGTTCCGATACATATACGGATGTAGGTCCTGCAACAACCTTCATCCTAACTCTATTTACCAATTGTTTGAAAAATGTATTTAGAATTTTTTCATTCTTTGGAGGCGATTTTAAATAACCCTTTACTAATAAATGAAGATGATTTGGTACAAACATTGTAGTAATTTAATGTGATATACAAATTATTTCGGAATTTTTCCAACTTATTGTTGGCTTTACATTTTTAAATTTAAAACACTTCCACTTATTTGACTTTTGAAAGTATATATGTTTTATAAAATAAGATGGCACAGTTGCACCCGTTGCTAATAGTTGTGATGTACTATCAAAAAATATTTGAACCTTTATTTTCAATGATTCTATATTATCCCAAACTCTCTCTTGCTCTTCCAATAATCTCCATTCACCTCTATTTAAGTCCTGATGTTGTAAAATACAATTTAGATATGAGAAAGTCTGCTTCATTAGATGTATAGAATCTGCGAAGGTTGCTGCCGGTGCTAAATGCCCTTTATCCCAAACGTTTGCGTAATAATCGGCACCATCCGATGTTTTAATATTTGGTTCTGTGTAGAAATCCAACCCAGATCTTGTCACATTGGAAGGTCTATTTGTGGAATAGTAAACTAACCATTTTGGTTGTTGTAATTTTTCAGAGTAAACAACATCAAACACTCTATTCGTTACCCTAACCGAATCTCTTAATTGTCCAAATGAAAATACAGATACAAACGAAAACAATACCAACAAAAATGACTTCATCAATTCTTTTTGATAAATATAAAAAAAGGGAGAAAATCCTCCCTTTTATTTTTAATTCCCTTTCTGTGGAAATCTAGTCCATCCATTTGTCCATAATGGTTTAGATAAATTTTCCATTTCTATTTTTGTATAAGTCTTTTCCACATTTCCTTCTCCTAAAGCTTTTTCTTTCATTTGAGCTGCTGTAAATATTGTTGATGTAGATTTGAAATTTAATAATGGGTCAAATGCTTGAACTTCGTTATTTTGAAATTTAGATACCCCATCTTTATACGCCTGTGCCGTTTCGTTACTTTCAATAGAAAATGCTCCCTTCTGATAACCCAATATCTTTGAGTTTGTTATTGTGAATTGCGTTGCACGTCTCCATCTTAAACCTAAATTGTGGTTTGCCAATGCGGTTGCATCAAATGGTCCAATAAGAATCATACCATTTAATTTAGGATGCGTAAAAGGTTGTGCCAATGAACCGACTCCATCGTTATCACATTCTATACCATTTCCAGCATCACCATTATCTACAAATTGTGGGTCTCTTTTTGCCACACCATTGGTTAAATTCCCTGTGTATCCAAAATCAAAATCAAAATCATCATCTGCGGTTGCAAATGCATATAAGTTTCTTGGCGATACAGTTCCCCCGAAGAATTCAAATGCATCATCATTAGCGTAAATAGTTTGAACATTCTCAATAATTGTTCCACTACCAACACCACCCAATGTTAGTGCGTTGATTTCAGAGTTTGGTAATGCAGCAATACCTGCGTACTCTATTCTTACATATTTTAGAATACCGCTATTATCGGAATCATTTGTTCCACCATAAGGTCTACCAATACCACCCTCAATGGTTGGTTCGGATGAACGATTTGTTTTTGCTCTGCCCAATATCACAATACCACCCCAATCGCCGGGTGCTTTTTGTCCATCGGGTTTTCCAGATGTAAATACAATCGGGTTGGATGGGTTTCCTTCTGCAATAATTTGTGCGCCTCTTTCAATACATAGTGCACCTTTTTCTGCGATATCGGATACTATTTTTGTACCAGGTTGTATGATTAACTTTGCACCATCTGTTACATATACATAACCTCTTAATGTCCAAACTTTGTCGGATGTCAAAGTTGTTGTGGTATTAATAGTTCCTGTAATAGTTGTTGATGATGGTACGTTAATTGGTTCATCTATACCACCTAAATTTTTAGAGCACCCAAATATGCCAATTAAAATAACTAATCCTAATAATTTTTTCATAAATTCAAATTTAATGTTAATGAAATCGTTTGTTCGTTGTTTGTTTTTATTAGATTTCTGTTTTGTAACTTTTGGTAATAGATTGATGGTTGCGCAAATACATCACCTATCGCCAACTTTATTTCTCCTTTTGGAAGTTTATGTAAAATAGTTATATCCAATACATCTCTACTATTTTCAAATATGTTTGGGTAACCCTGAAATCCCACTGCTGATATTCTATCACCAACTCTATTGTAAGTTAAATTGATAGTATTATTCTTTTTGTGAATGTTTACTCCTGCGTTTAACACATAGTTTGATTGTCCCTGTAATTGTCTTTTCACACCATTTACTTCTACTTCTGAATTCATCACCGAAGCGTTTGTATAGAAATCAAACCAACCATTTATCTTTTTACGAACTTCCAACTCAACACCATATAGGATAGCTGAATTAGGATTTGTATAAGTTAATAAAAGATTAGAAGGAACTGAACCATCTGCTACGATTTGTTCAATTGGTTTGATGAAGTTCTTACCAAATGCGGATATTGAAATATTTTCACCTAATTTTGGATACCATTCGTATTTAAGGTCTACATTATATATGTCCGATTTTTCTAACTTTGAGTTACCCAATATCTGTGCGTTTCTTACAAAATCATAATAAGCAAAATTAGCTACTTCTCTGAATTCAGGTCTTGCCAAAGTTTTACTTACTGAAAATCTATATTTTGTTTTATCTTCATTGAATGAAATATTGATTGAAGGTAACAGGTCCAAATATTCTCTATCCACATTTACCGTCTGTCCACTAAAATCTGCGGTAACTACATCAAATAAATTATATTCACTCCTTAATCCTGCGTTTACTTTCCACTTGCCAAATTGATTATCATACATTGAGTATATATATCCCAATTGAAAATCGGCACTGTATCTATCGGTGTTGTTTGTTATTTCATCCATCATATCAATTGATTGGTAACGGAATACTCTCGCATTAAATCCTCTAATCTTTTTTAGATAACCACCACCGACTTTAATCTTACCAAAGTCTTTATTGATATTACCATTAAAAGAGTTTTCATCCATTACACTCCAAAAACGATAAGTATCTCTCCAAGCGGTTTGATATGATTCATTAATCCCCAATGATTTTGTGATTGGATTGACTCGATAATCAGGTTGTTCTCTAAAAATATAATTGTATCCTAAATTAAAATCAAATGTTTTAATTTTACCATCTAATTGAGAATTAATTACTATTGTATTCAAATGATTTGATGATGTACTTCTAACATTTTGAACATTATCAAAGTTATCACCATTACGCGTTAGATATGTATCATCTGTTTGATAATTTACCAATGTTTTCCAACTATATCGATTCTCACCCAAATAAGTTAAGTTGGCAAGTCCGTTTACGGAAAACCTTTTTGCAAATAAAGTATCTTTGTAATCGTATGCCAATTCAGTTGATGATTGGTAATCCTTTCTATCAATAAAATTAAGTGTATATGTATTTCTAATCGTAGAACTCAATAAAGCATTCCATTTACTTCTCTTATATCCAAATGATAATCCACCATTTAAGTTTGGAATTGATGTAAAATTATTAACATCAGAATTACCAAATTGCTTTGTATATAATCTTTTATCACCATTTCCACTAATTCTGTATTTGTAGGTTGATGGGAATGTGGAAGGGAATTCGGTAGATTGAACTAACTTGAAACTTTTCGAAGTCGAAACCAAACCCCAACCACTTCCCAATGAGATATTAAAAAAGTTATCCGATACATCTTTTGTTGCAATTTGAACCAATCCACCTGCCCAATCGCCAGGTAAGTTTGCTGATGCGGATTTGGCAACAATAATATTATCAATTAATGCTGTTGGTATTATATCAAAAGAGAATGATCTTCTATCTGGCTCCGTTGATGGTAGTGGAGTTTTATTTAACCACGCAGAATTGTATCTATCTGCCAATCCTCTTACTAATACAAACTTATCGTTTTGTATAGTAACTCCACTCACTCTTTTAAGTGCATCACCTACATTTCTATCAGGTGTTTTTTTAATAAACTCAACAGATACCCCATCTGAAACTATGGATGAATTACGAATTGTATTTATTACTGCAATTTCAGTTGTTTTTTTACCGGCAGATCTTATTGTTACCGATGATAATGTTTTATTAAATAAAGTGTCTTGGGAGTGGGTTACAATTGGTAATAGTAACAATAAAAAAAGAAACGCTCTCATAAAGTTATTTTAAGTTAGTTCCCAAATAACTATGATAGCGTTTCTTTAAATTGATTAATTCAATATTAAGAAATTATTAAGAATAATTATCCCAACTCTTCCTCTGGTTCTACATTCAACTTTTCTTTTTCAATTTCGGTCTTTCTGTTAGTCCACTTATCTATTGATGCAATACCAAATGATCCTAAAGTGATAACCATGAATCCATCAAATATGAATTCGTTAATGAGTAATTCTTTACCCATTGCTCCGGTTACCAAATCTACCACCAATGCAATCACCATGCAAGTGAATGATACGAAACCAACTACTGATTTTTCGTTGATATCATTGTTGTCTTTAAAAAGGTCTGTCCAAAATCCCATAGTTTTTATTTTTAATTGTTAAAAAAACTATAACCAAGCTAACAACATACATAATAAAACTAATGCTGTTCCGTTTATTGCGAATAATCTTTGTTCTCTTTTAAAATTTTTATCCCAAAACTTTTCTCTATCCAAATAAATTATCTTATTCTGTTCATACATATATCTAAAACTATCAGAAACGGATTGTGTTCTGATATTTTTGAATGCTAAACTATCCGATAAACTTTTAAATTCTTTAACACCCATTTTCAAAGTAGAAATGGTATCGGACATTTTTTCCATCAATAATTTATTTTCATCAAATTTTTTATTAATGTCATTACCCTGCTTTAAAGTAATTAGAATAACAGAATCGTTACCAATTTTCTTTACTATTGGGTATTGGGCGTAATTCAAATTTGATACCATTATTAGTATTACTAACAGAATCCAATTTTTCATTTTTTTCATTTAGTTCTTGTTTTAATTCCTTTACTTCTTCTCTCAAATTAGTTATCGTACTTGCAGCTTTTTGTATAGTTTTTGCGGTTTGTTGGTCTGCTGCTTTTATAGCAAGTTCACTTTTCGTTTGACTCTCTTTTGATTTTTTCAATAACTCTTGATATTCCGCTTCCTTTTTTGCCTGCTCATCTTGCTGCTGTCCTATACCCAATGTGCAAGAGTACATAAAAAATAATAATACGATGTATACTATTCTCATTTTTATTTAGGTATTTGTTTTAACGATTCTAATACTTCCATTTTTGCTTGCGATGATGCTGCCTGTTGGATAAGTATGTTTACTTGCTTTTGTAAAGTATCTACTTTTGCTGCGTATTGTTGTATAGTAGCATCTTGCTTTGTTTGAATTTCTTTATTTGACATTTTAATATCAACATAAAGATATCCAATTGCTATCAAAACTATAAACAATAATCCTTTAACAGGATCTTTTGAAAATTCTTTAAAAGATATGGGTGGTTTTATAGTTCCTGCCACACTGTCAACAACCGTTGATTTTCTTGCTGCCATTTTGTTATTGGTTTTAAATTTAAAATCTATAACCAATTCACTACTATAAATATAATTTATTTTTGGATTATGTCACTAATTACTCAATGGTGCTTTAATTGTTGGGTGGGATTGGTAGTTTTCTAAAACAATATCATCAGGCATAAACGATTCAATTCCATCTCTAACAAAAACCTTCGGTAGTTCGTATGGCGTTCTACTGATTTGTTCTTTAGCTTGCTCAATATGATTAAGGTAAAGGTGTGTATCACCCAAATTTCCAATTAATTCATCCGGCATCATACCCACTTCATCGGCTATCATTGTTAATAATAAACCATATGATGCAATATTGAATGGCAATCCTAAAAATGTGTCCACACTTCGTTGATTCCACATAAGAGATATTGCTCGTCTTTTTACTCCAATTTTATCCAATACATCGTGATATTGTTTTTCTGTAACGGGTCCTGTGGGGAAATCCATAATGTTTCTATTAGGAATTTTATCCCACAATTCAAGTCTTTCTTTAATAGTTAATTCTCTCGTCCAACATTGGAATCCATAATGACAAGGTGGTAAAACCATTTTATCCAAATCAGACACATTCCATGCACTAACGATTAATCTTCTACTATCTGGATTTGTTGTGAGTTCGTTTATTAAATTTTCGATTTGGTCTATACCCTTAATATGATTTTTCTCAAATTTAAGATAACCATTTTCATCCCTTTCATTTGTAACTTTTACTTCATCCCTTCCACCCCAATCTCTCCACTGCTTTCCATAAATAGGTCCTAACTCACCATCAGTTCTTCCACTCTTTTTATAATCACCATCCCAAATATGATTGTTGTGTTTATGTAAAAACTCTATGTTAGTATCACCTCTTAAAAACCAAAGTAATTCACTAACAATTTGCTTCCATGCCATCTTCTTTGTTGTGAGTAATGGGAATCCTTTTTGCATATTGTGGCGGATAGTATATCCAAATACGGATTTAGTACCCGTACCCGTCCTATCTTTCTTTTCGATTCCAAAGTGAATTATTGTTTCTAACAATTCTTTATATTGCCTATCTAATTCATTTATCATATTAGTTTTATTTTTTGTGTTCTATTTATATTGTTAAAATGATTAAGTAAAATTTCAGATAATTGTTGCTGTCCTTTTTCACTAAAATGCGTATCCATAACTAAACCATTCGTTTCATCTTTTATAAGATCGAGACCGTTTATATGAATAGACATAATTCTACTATCAAATGCAGTCCAATGGATTATATCTACATTTTTAACAAAGTTAGTAATCATTCGTATCCAACTATTAACCTCATCTACATATCTAAAATTTTCTCTATTTATTATAATTTGAGATAAAGTTTCCTCTGTGATATTTTTACACTCCAGGTATCTATTTTCATAATTTGGTAGTATAGTAAGCCAACTACCATTAATGTTCACCAATCTAAATCGTATTGGTGATGACCATCCAAATATAACCAAATCATTTTCTTTTATTTTGTGAGAAACATCACAAAAGGCCTGAAATATTGAATAATTATCGGATCCGCCTACACCTAAATTTTTTAATTGATAACCCAACTTTTCCGAAATTATATTACCATAAACTTTAGGAACGTACCCTTTCCATTTTATATAATCGGCAGACCAAGTATAGGCATAATCAAATGGAGCAGTTAAACTATCACCAAATGTCCAAAGAGTCTTCATTTTTTATGATTAATCTTGCTTTGCAGTGAATGTAAACGCATGATGAATTGGTGTCCAAATACAATAAACGCCAACTGATTCTAAAAAGTTTAAATCCGGAACTACTGATAATAATTGACTGACGTATGATATTGCTAACGCAATCACCGATGTGACTATTAAAATGTTTGTAACAACTTTTACTTTATTCATATTTTTTATTTGTCACTAATATAGGAAAAATTTGTGACAAAACCAAATAAAAAAGGGAGTATTTAACTCCCCTTCTCTTATGCCAATAAATGATAATATTCTTTAAAATGTTTTATTCTATCGGGTAACCCAATAGTTCCACCATTAACACATTTAGTTACGGATGTTACTGCTGCATCAGATGCATCGGTACACCTACCTAAACAATTTTTACTAAAAAACCATGCTGCTGAAAGTAGTGGATATTTGCTTGCAACCAAATCAGGATTACTAACTATATCTTCACCAATTGCTTTACCGAATGCGGTGTAGTTATCCTTTCCGGTCAATTGGATATATCCCCGACCACGGAATTTGTATCCTTCTCCAGATGATTCCGGTCCGTTACCCATGCGATTACCATAAACTAAATTTGCAATTTTTTCAGGCTTACGTTCATAATCCTTTGCTTTTACATCCGTTGGAAAATACTTTTTGAATATACCCATCAAACCCTTTGCTGAATAGTTTAGATTTTCTTGTGTTACTTTAAATCCACCACTTTCGTGTCCACATTGTGCCAAAAAGTGTGCCAATTTTAACGGAGTATCTATTTTGAATTTTGCTGCTGTATCTGGAATCTGTGCAATCACTACATCAGGAATGTGTCCTTTAAGTTTATCTAACTTTAATCCACCGACAGATGCTATCGGTGTAGGTGATGGCGTTGTTGGTGCTACGGGCTTTCCCATAATCATTTCCCAAGTTTTAGGGCCAACTATTCCATCGGGAGTAAGACCATGTTTTAATTGGAATGCCTTAACCGCTTCTTCGGTTTTAGGTCCAAAATTAGTAACTGCTGGAGTAATTCCTAATTTCTCCTGCATTAACTTTACATTTTCGTTATTATCACCTCTTTTTAAAAGCATACTTAAATAATTTTATTGTTATATAATCTATAACCAATTTTCTATAAATATAAAATTATTTTGTTATTGGTGATGGGCCACCCGCTGCGCCTGTATCTGCAGCTTTTGCTCTTATTCCAATGTGTTCTGCGAAATCATTTGAACGTTTTACAAGAGGAACAATTGGTTCATCAATTACTCTAACGTTCATTGGAATTTGTTTATCAGGATTTGCTGCATTGTGTGCAACTACAGCTGCCCATCTATGGTGTCCATCTAAAACATATCCATCATTGGAAACGTATATAGGTGCTGTTATTTTTGCGTATGCTGGGTGTTTTGGATCATCCAACACTTTACTCATACCTGCAACTTTAACCCCTACAAGTTCACTCTGTGTTGCTTTGAGGCGGTCTGGCGGCACTGATTGTGGTTCTGATACTTTTATTCCCTGCTTATTTAACATTTGTTTGAAAAATTCTTCAGTATCTGCTTCACCATTTTCATCCTTTGGAAGTTTATCGGCAGGTGAGCCGGGTCTTGGCGTTCCTTTGAATTGCGGCATATCTGCTCTTTCAATTCCTTTGTTTCCATCGCAATATAAATTTGTTCCAGGAATACTTACTTTACACAAATTAAAGTTAGGAGCCTTTTCACCTTTAGCCTTTGCTTCCGATCCCATTTTGGCTAGGTCATCTATAACGGTTGATATCTTTTGTCTTTCTATTGGTGGAACCTCTGAAAGTGTTTTCTTTGATGTATCTATTCCCGGCATCAAAGATTTTAATTTCATATCATTGTTGCCAGATTTTGCAGGTTCCTTTTCTGCGGAGGATTTGAAGTCAGTTGCACCTATTTTTGGTGCCTGTTTTTGCTGTCCTTGTGGTTTTTGTAATGGAGGTGCTGATGGAGTTTCACCTTTTGGGATTTGTCCATTATTTGCCGCTTTTGTTTTTTCTACCTCGGCCGGTGTAGGTTTGTCGTGTTTAGTCGGGTCCATCTTTTTTACCATATAGACGTTCCCTGTCTTTTTATTTTTTACGACATCATCTTCCCTTAATAGGTCTTTTAATTTTATCATTTTTATCTCCCCTGTCCACGATAGTTTTTTTCTGATCTATCATGTTTGTTATATGATTTTCTTGCTTTACCACCTTTACGTTTGCCGAAACTCATTTTACGGGAATCACCTAAACTCTTTCCTTTTGCCATTATTTTCCGATTTACTTTACACTAAATTCGTTATTGCTTCTTTTTAGCTTTAGGTTTTTTTACCTTTGCTTCAACTTTTTCTGTCACATTTTTAACTTTTGCAGTTGTTTTCTTTACTTTTTCAACTTGCTTTTTTACTTGTGCAGCTTTTTCGTTTACATTTTCAATAACGTTTTCGGCCTGATTTGTTACCTCTTCAACCTTACTAAAGATGTTTTTGATGAATGAAAATAATCCCATTGTTTTGTTTTTTAAGTGAACAATTTATTAGTAAATATAAATATATAAAAAAATTAGTTAAAATCTAATCCATAAAACTCATAATTTTTATGTACGGATTCCACATCCCCCATTAATATTGCTTCATTTTCATCTCTGTATATTGCATCGACGGGACATTCCGGTATACACGCTCCGCAATTTATACAAATTATTGGATTTATGTATAGTTGTTTATCTTCCAAATCTTCTTTCGACATTGATTTAACTTCTTCTGCAGTTTTATCCGTATAAATTGGTCCATTAATACAATCAACAGGGCAAACATTTACACAAGCCGTATCAACACATCCAATACAATTTTTACCAATTATAAAACTCATAAATTATTTTATTAACCAAGACGATGATTGAATTTTATCACCCAATCCAAACACCATTTCTATACCTAATTTTGTACATACATCTTTTTCTGCAATCGTATCAGATGTTTGATCTCCACCATTTGTAAATAAAAATCTTTGATATTGGTCTTTCATTTGTTTATAAATAAATTCTATTGTATTATCAACTTGCCTATTTGTATCTATTGAAATGATTACATCATCAACACATTTTATGTTTTTCAAAATAGTTCTCCTTTCATCCTGATTCATAAACTCTTTAGACCCCTTCAAACTCCTTTGATAATCATTATTTACAATCACAAATAGATAATCACCCAATGATTTTGACCTATTTAGATATTCTACATGTCCTTTATGTATTGGATTAAAATACCCACTAGCTATAACCAACGTTTTAATCTTCTCCATAAAGTGAAAAACGTTTTACAGGTACTTCCACTTCTTCTTCTCTAATTATTTCGACAGTTCCTTTTCTTGCTTCAATGTAAAAGTTGGTATCGCCATTTTGTTGATACCAAGCTTCTAATCCATCTGTTAGGGATGGGTAGATAGTTTTACCCCCATCGGCAAACACCCATCTATCACCCGGTGGTACTCTTTTAAGAACTAACTCTTTTTCTTGTTTAATCTCTGTGTCCATATAATATAAATTCAATTAGTTTATCACAATTTTTAGGCCCTTCTAAATATTTCATAAATTGATTAAAATTATTTTGCATTTTATCACCATACAATTTTTTAAATTCCAAATGCGTTTCATTTAAATCGGAATTATTTTCTTTGTATATATTTAAAACGTGCTCTATACTTTTATCTATGGAATTTTTATAATTTTCAGATATTTCTTCATCTGAATTTACTTTGTCAAATTCAAAAAATTCCGTATTCATAAACCAAAATCCCAATTTATGCAATTCTAAAAAATTATACGGATTCATATCGACTATAAATGGAATATTGAGTTTAGAAAACAAAATAGCTTTTAACGTTTTCTCCGTTATATACTGTCTATTTTTTGAATTACACGGCCAATAGAAATTGGAATAGTTTGTAGTTTCAAATAAAAAAGCACATGCCGATGTTAGATAATCGGTATACGTTGAATAGTGATTCTTTTCCCAACCCGTCGTATAGTGTATCGTTATTAAATCTGTTAAGAACTTTGGTTTAGTTCCTATGGTATCGTAAATTTCTACTAAATCATTTGGAACTCCATTTTTTACAAACTTATCAATGATTTCATTATACAAATCATCTCTTTGGGGTTTATAATTCTTTTTTAAATATAATCCAATTAAATTCTGCTTGTCAACTTTAAAATATCTGTATGATAAAAAATCAAATCCGTAAATATAATAAAAGTATAATAAATTCAAAAATGGTTCATAGTAAAAATTAGTATGATTGTGACCGAATGCACCTGAAGATATAACTTTATGGTTATTTAAAAAATTCAAAATTCTATCATCTGCTTCGTGAAATGCTTCATTTACATTCAGATATATGACTTCTAAAATGTTTTTATCAGGAGATTCAAATTGTGATTCATCAAATCCTATTGGGAAAAATTGTCTAACAAAAAGATATACTTTATCATATCCAAACTTATTTATCTGCTCTTTTGCAAACTCAAAGTTTTCTTTCATAAATCCATATCCTATTTGGGATATTTTATAGTCTATTTCTACATCTTTGAATTTGAAAGAATAATGTCCTTCTATATTTTCCAATAACTGCTCTTTATTTTCGGACCAATTGAGTACAGGTGAGTGAAAAGGACGTTCATCTCTGATAATATCATATCCTCTATTTACCATATATGGTTTTAGATATGTTAACATCATAGAATCTCTATCCAATCCGGATATAAATAATACTTTTTTCATTACTTTATAAAATAACTTATTCCCAAATAATTACTATGAAAAATATCATCAACTTTTATCCTATTTCCATTTGTAAACTTACCATCTCTTATTTCCGAAATCAATTTTGGTACACCTATATTACTTTCGGATAATTTTGTGTCGTGAAATCCAATTATTCCACCTTTTCTCACAAGAGGATAATATAATAAGAAATCACATAAAACCGATTCATAAGAGTGGTTTCCATCAATAAATAAAAAATCTACTTCAGATAGTTTATTATAAACATCTGCTATTATTTTTTCATCATTTGAAAACCCATTGAAAAATTGAGAACGTCCATCAGACAAACACCATTCTCCATAGAATTTTTTCATATTTCTTCCAAACTCTCTAATTCTTTCAAAGTTTTTTTCAATTGTAATTACTCTATCATAAATCTGTCTCCACAAAAAGTGGGTACTACCATAGTGCCCTAATCCAATCTCTAAACAACTATTTGTTTTAGAATTTAAAAGAATATCTACAAATTCTACGATTTCCTCTTTTGCCTGTTGTATAGCAAATTCTTCATTTAAGAAATTGTTATCTACATAAAAATATGGGTTATATGTATTTTCAATATAACCCATATTTCCTTTGTCAGAAATCCACTTGTCTAATTCTGAAAATATTTTTTCTTTCATTAAAATACTTCAATAATTTTTGTTTCGGAAACTTTGACTACCTCATACTCCAATCTAACTGCATCATTAGTAAACTTTTTTACCAATTTAGCTTCTGCTTCGGTACAAGACATAGCATCTACCAAATACTGCTCTTTGTTTTTCTTGATTTTTCCTTTTGCATCTTCTACTTCGACTGCAACTGTAACTGAATAATACTTTGCCATAACTTTTTGTTTTTAAATTTGTTAATAACCAAATATACGGAATATTTTTTTATTTTCCAAATAAAGATAGTTAAGTATTATTGTTTTCCTTCTTCAACAGATGCAGTTCTATAATCAGTTACTAATTTTTTAAGATCACCAATTAAGGTACGTGCGTTCTTTTGTGAAACCTTTGTTGTCTTACCGTGCTCTACTTCGAACTTTACCCATAAATCCTTCATTTGTTCGAATAACTCTTGCTTTTTGCTCATAGTTTTGTTTTTTTTTTTGTTATTTAATTTATCTTCCACGTTTTCTTTTGAGTTCTAATTCTTTTAGATGATGTGCCTTCCATTTATATTCCACAGATATAGGTCCGTTTGGGAATTTTTTAAGGTCATATTTCCAAATTGAAGTAGATTCCTCATCTTCAAATATGTATTCAAATTTTGTTGGTTTTTCCGTTTTACTAATATTTTCTTTAGATGTTTTTATGCTCATAATTAATTGTTTGCATTTTCTAAATCATTCCACGTATTTCTATAAATTCTATAAGAATCCGAATCAAAATGTTCGGTACTAACTTCTAAAATAGTTGCGTTATCATCCAATGCTATCAGTTTATGTGGAAATCCTCTTTGAATGTAAACGCAATCTCCCTGCTTTAATGTGGTGAAATTTCTTTTTCCATTTTCAGTATCAATCCAATCAAATTGAAACTCTCCACTCTGTACATACCATGTTTCATTTTTAATCATATGGTAGTGCATTGAGAAATGATTACCTGCTTTGGTAAATACCAATAACTTACCACAATATTGTGAATCATTGTGAATCCACAATTCATAACCCCATGTCTTTTCTACCTTTTTTGGTTGATATATCATATTAAATTTATTTTATCAAATATAAACATATAAAAAATTATCCAATTTGCCAACTTCTCATACCAAATTTATTAAATGTAAATTTTTGATGATATCCCATATTCAATTTATCTAATTCTTTTATAACATCGTATTTAGTATTATTTGGACAGTAGAAGAACATAAATCCCCCACCTCCCGCACCACTAATCTTACCTCCCGTTGCACCTGCTTTAATTGCAGTTTCATACAATAGTTCTATTTCAGGTGTGCTAATTCCTTTTGCTAACATTTTCTTTTGCTGAAATCCATAATCCAATATCTCTCCCAAATCATCAATATTTCCCTTTATCAAACAATCTTTTATCATCTTTGCCTGTTCTGCCAATGCGTGGAGTGATAATGTTGATGTTTTGTTATTATCTTTCATTTTCTCAACTTGCTCTACCAATATATCAGAACTATTTCGTGTGAAATTTGTAAAATAAAGAACTATATTGTTTTCCAATTCATCCTGAATACTATCTTTTATTCGTAGTGGGTTAACAATTACATCATCACCTTTGAATTCCATATAATTCCACCCTCCAAAAGATGCGGCGTATTGGTCTTGCTTACCACCATTTTCCGCCAATTCAACTCTTTCGATTTGAATTGCCATTTCTGCTATATCATACTCTCCTAATGGTAGGTTAAACAATTCAGTATATACTCCTATAAGAGAAACAATAAGTGTAGATGATGTTCCCAAACCACTTCCGGTTGGAACATCTTGCCATGTTACGATATCATAACCAAACGTATCTAGCTTAAATCTTTTACATATGTGATTGTGAGTTGCTTTAAACAATTTCAACCCATATGAACAATCCAAATCACTACTAAAATCATGCTCTTCATATTCATCTTTATTCACCCATTTAAACGTAACTTTACTATCATCTCTTAATTGTAAAGATGTATGTGTAAATAGACGAATTGTCGTATTAATTACTGCACCAATGTGATGTTTGCAATAATCTGGCATATCAGTACCACCTCCACCTAAACTAATTCTAAATGGAACTTTGCTCCTGTACGTTTTCTTCTTCATCTGGAATACCACCGTTTTCTTCGTACCAATTTTTTACATTCCTTTCTCCAACCAATAGAAAAAAGCAATTGTAGCAAAGTGGTCTAATGTTTTCTAATTTTCTATTATTCAAATTACCATCAAGAAAGTCTATGAGTAACGGCATTTTTCCATCTGTTATTCTTTCTTCACTAAATCCACAACTTGAACAAACTTTTGGAACATACCCACTATCAAATAATTTATTTTTAAACTTATGTAATGGATATTTCAAATGCTTACCTGCTATCAAATCATCAATGTGATATTTTTTATTTTTAATCCGTTTTGCTTTTTCAATTCCGATACCATATGGGTTTTTTAAATCTTCAAAAATACCATATAGTTTTGCATACTTCTTATAGGTATTATATGATACACCCAATGTTCTTGCCGCTTCAAATGCAGATTGTGATTTTTCTTGTGCCGCTTTTATTTGCGATTCTAAAAGAGGTCTTGCACCCACACCCCTCTTACCTTTTGGTCTTTCTTCCAAATTTGGAAAGAAATTATCAGTTTGTTCCATACTTATAACTATTTAATTATACCAATAAGTATATCAAATAAGTTTTTTCATGAAATATTTACTCAATTTATAATCGGATTCAATTGTCTTTAATCTCTCATAATTGTGTTCCATTACATCTAAATTATCATAACATAATTTGTGTAGTTGTTCTATTGGCATTTCATTTAATATTTTAATTTGATTTAAAATCATATCAAATCTTTCATTAGCATTTTCGCATTCATCATAACTCTCATCAATTAACCAATCAAAAGTTTTAAATCCATATGAACGAAGTGTTCTTAAAATGTACGGATTTCCCCAAACTATAAAAGGATGTCTATTGAACATAGGTCTTATAGTTTTTTCTGTTATAAAAGTTGCATAATCATTTATACCCGTTTCATTTACAATAGATACATATGTATCTAAATAGTGTTCCTTTTTTGAAAAATAATTATGACCTCCTGCAGCTGATGATGCTGTTTCATGATCTAATGTGGTCGGACATTTATCAACTAAAAATTTTATAATATCCCACTTATCTTCCAATGCAATATTGAGTGTTTCAAATGTATCAGGCATAAAAATATGATTACCAAATTGAGATTTATTATTAAAATAACCACTTTCATAGTATGAAAAAATCATATTATCAATTATATTCAATTTATATAATTTTGATAACATGAATACACGATGCCATCTATTTCCGGATCTATTATATGATAAGAATCGAGTCTTTCTAATTTTATCAGAATTTAAATCCGATTTTAAAACTATCGATACATCTAAATTATTTTCCAGATTATTTTCCATACTCAATAAAGTCGGTCCCATTTTATGATTTATTAAATAGAATGGAGTTGGTATAGTTTTTACATCTTTGTGATACAACCTAACATTATTACTTATAACAATAATTTTTTCATAAGGTATACCATGCTTTTTACGAAACTTTATCAAACTATTCCAAAATTCATCAGGTATAATTTCATTTCCCTCACGCCTATCTAATACTGCAAAAAATATATTTGATTTAGTTTTTAGTAATTCTATAGTCCGTTCGGATATATCCAAAACAGATGCCATATCCATATTACTTAATGGTGTATGATCAGGATTATTTATTATAATATTAATGTTGTTTTCAAATGTATTTTTATCAATCAAATCATATTTTCTTTCATATAAAATCGATACATCTTTGTATTCTTTTTCAACACTAACATACTTTTGGAATATAGGTTGTTTTGTCAAATCTTTATAGGTTTTATCTGAACCACAATCTTCATTATGGTCTTTTATTCTATCTGAATGAAATATCTCAAGTCCTCTTTTCGCCTGTTCCGGTGTCATATACATATGGTAACCTATGCACGTAAAATCATCATCTACATACATTTTATTATAATCCCTACCATCGTATATCATAGGTCTGGCCCATTCTATAAACTGCTTATCATCTGTTAATATAGCTCCTCCTGTTCCGATATTTAGTATTTTCTTTAAATGAAAGGATAATATCTGATATGTACCTCTTTTGTACATATTTCTTCTAAACCTAGTGGCAGAATCCCATATTGGATATGGATATAACTGATACTCACCCTCCCATTCCAAATCTATGAAATGTGGAATATTACCACTATGTATTATTTGAGATGGAACCGATACATATGTATTTTTTGGTATAAATATTTTTTCGTTTTTTATCTTCAAATACTCAATTACCAACTTTATAGCGTTTGTGTTAGAATCTACCGCCAGCGCATAATTGCATCCACAATACTCTGTCAGAAGTTTTTCAAAATGTGTAACCCATCCCCAGTCATTAATGACCGGATACATTTTTTCTATATCAATCATTTTTCATCTATTGGTACTTTTCCATCAAACCAATATAAACTCCTATGTGGGTTATCATTTGTAGCGTTTGATGTATAGTAAAAAAATCTAAATCCATCTCTAAATTCACCTTCGGGAGATTCTATTGGATTTGGGTGGCCATGAAATCCTAATTCATCATGTTTCCAAATAACACAATTCCCCCACTTTGGAAAGTATCTCTTAACGCAATGAGTATTTTTTTTATCCCATAATTGTATATCACCATTCCATTCCTCTTTCCAATTTTTATTTAAATATACAACTAAAGTCAGTTCTCTATTCAATTTTATTTTATCATTCCAATTAAAGTCCGTATGTATTTTTAAGCTATCACCTCTACCACTTCGCATATATCCAGCACCATGTAAGTGTACATCGGGTATTAATCCATTTATTCCTGTAGTTTTTTCTAAAAACTTAATAAACTCTGAAGAGTGAAATTCTGATATCAAATCAAATGCAAAGGGTGTATCTCTTTTATTATATTCGGTCCATTCATACATCATGGATCCATTTCTATCAAATACTTTAAACTCATCTTTTCTGAATTCAAATAACTCTTCCAACTCACACTTTAAATTCGATGTTGTTTTATCATCTAATAGTTCTGGAAATTCCCAATTGGGAATCGGTGAATCATCGTATGTAAATAACTTATTAAATATCATCTATATTCGGTTTACATCTAAACTAACACAATGTGGTCCCCCACTAAAGGTTCTAGCGTGTCTCATTTTTACCGGCAGAGAATCAATTCCCCACTTATTTAATTCTTTCATTAATTCGGTTTGGTGTTCCTCAACCATAACCAAATTTGGATTAATCGAAAGAATATTCATACCTAACCATGGTGATGCCGGACACCAATCTTCCATCACTTGTGTTGGATATGGTTCGGGTGCCCAAACTTTATCCCAACTCTTTAAGAATTCTGGTAGATTGTTATCGTTTACTCTTGCAGGATTTAATAAAACCAGTCCCTCCCTCAAAAAGACAAACGTTGTATCTATATGTATGTATGCGTATATATTTTCTGCAGTATGTACTTTATATTTTCTATCTACATTTTCTCTCAACCAAGTTTCTAACCATTTTGCACCATCTTTATTTCCTGTGTTGGATACTAAATAAAGAATATCATATCCTGCTTTGATTACATTTGCCGCATCAAATACAGGTTCACCATCCAAAAGAGTTGGTTTACTTAAATCTTCTCTTTGGTAAATGGAATCTAAAAGTTTTGGTTTAGGTGCCTCAAACCAATGATTTTGGTCAAACAATTCCTTACAAGTCTCTGCTTCAAATTGCCTATGCCTCAACGTCATTGGAGTTGCCAAAACTTTATCCTGAATAACTAACATTGAATCCCTTGGGCAGTAGTTGTAATATCCATCTACATTCCAAATACCATTCCCCTTTAATTCGGAGAAATCTCTATCCAAAGGTCTGTGAACCTTTATTCCCATAGATGTTAATTTAGATGCAATTTCATCCAAATCTTCATTGGTTTCATCTATTAATTTTTGTGGATATAATCCATGAGGTCTATTTTTAAATTCATCATCCGATAAGTGGGCATAATCAATACAATGTAAGCATTTATCTCCAACCGATGGAACTCGTGCATTGTGGGCAGTTCCAATTATTATTTCATGTAAGTTTCCCCACTCACTAAATACAAATGGTTTTATTTTTTCCATCTAACATAACATTTTTATTAATTTTGTGAATGTATTATCCGGTGTATCAGATGTATCTAAATCTACAAAAAATTCAATAGGAGGCTCGTAATCTAAAGCAAATTTATCTTCTCTACCTCTAATTTTTTTTGTATGACAGTATATTTCTTTTACTTTGCATTCCGATTTTAAATTATCTCTTAATTCTTTATATGGTGATACCAAACTTATAACAACATCATTTCCACAATCATCCAAATATTTTGCAATATCAAATGCTTTTTGAATATTTCGTTCTCTACCCTCTTTAGTATAATCTTTATTTGGGAATAGTTCTCTCAATTGGTCACCATCAATATGAAATACGGATTTACGCCAGTTTCTTTTTTCCGTTTGTAACCAAAATTGTAACTTTTTTGCCAATGTAGTTTTACCACTACCTGGTTGACCTGTAAATAAATAAATCATAACTTATTTTCTTTTTAATGCAAACTCTGCTGCTTTATATGCTTTTGTATCTTTATCGTATTTTAATGCTGAACTAATTTTTATCATTTTACCTGTATCAGGATTTTTAACCTTTTTATCTAAATCCTTTGGCAATAGTGATTTCAAACTCATATCATTTGCTTTTGGAGCTTCTTTTTTATTTGGCATTTCTTTTTCTTTTTGTGAATGATTGAATGTCTTTTCAGGAGCTTTTGGAATTTCATGCTTTACATGTTGGACTTTCATTTTAATGTTTGGATATTTTTCTTTTAGTTTAGAAACTGCCGCCACATTTTTGTGAGAGTCATCTATGAAAAAAACATCATTATACCCCTTTTTAATTTTATCTTCAATCCAATCGGCCTTTTTTTGAGGATCAGAATCCCCAAGTGCTACCACATATATCCCCTCCAATCCAATATCTTTTAAATATTCTTTAACAGGTTTGTATGCACTCCTTGCCGTAAGTATTACTACTTTTCTTTCACCTTCGGATTTTGCAACCGTCTTTAACAATTTTGTAACCCCTCTAATTTCTTGCGGTTGTTGAACTTTTTCAAAATCTGAAAAATCAAATTTATCGGTTTCTTTTGGTTCATATACTGCATACTCACCCGGTGTTAGTTTGGATTCTTTACCATCACCATGCTTAACGTATATAAAAGAATTCGTTTTTACTAACGTATCATCGAAATCAAAAACTCTTAATTTTTTTGAATCAGCTGCTTCATCAATTTTTTTGAAAGCATTACTATATGGATTGGAATATACTTTTCCAAATTCTACCTTTAATCCATTCCACAAACCTTCAAAGAATCCGTTTTTAACCATTCAATAATTTCTTGTGAGATTTTTCTAACTTATCGTTTTCATGTGTTAAGAACTCAACTTTTGTTCTCAACTCTGCAACTTCTCCGGTCAATTTTAAAATCAACTCACGCATTTCATCTTTCTCTTCTTTACTTTCAACTAATAATGCTTCAAGTTTTGCAATACGATCTCTGCAGTCAATTCTAATAAAATCATCTTCTCTTTCTCTGCGTATTGCACGTTTTTCATAGTATCTGAATGCGGTTGTTCCTCCCAACACAGATATTGCAGTAATAAGTACGGTGTATAAGTTTTCCATTTATTCTTCGGATTTTAATTCATGATAGCCTGTATTTGCTTGGTTTATAAACTGCATGGCTTGTGAAATATGGTCCGATATCCAGCCTGGAATATTTTTTTCTTGTGTTCCTATTTTTCCTTTTAGTTCCGTAGCATTTTTTACAATATCTTCCAATTGTCCCATAGCCATACCAACTTCGTGATCTCCTTCAGGAGCTTCATTTAATTTAAATTTAACAACATCGGTTATTTTATTAAATACTTGTTCACCTTCATTTTCTCCCAACCTATACGCACCTCCCAACTTTTCATAAATTTTTACTTTATGCTTTGTTGAAATATTCTTTTCCGATATTTTTTTCCAAATTTTAGGATTTGTTAATTCTAACTTCATATTGATTATTTTGTACCAATATAAATATTAAATTTTATTATTAAATAGTACATCAACTTATATTATTTATTTCTAATAAGAACCCATTATTTGACTGATTTCTAAATTCCTCTTTTCTATCAATTCTTTTTACCAAATCATTATAGTGGTTTCTATTTCTATATGCATAATTTTCGCAAACTATGTAGTTTTTTAGTTTGTATTGATGTATATCTTCTCCCATTTGATTTAATTTTTCTGCAGCCCACATAATATATGTATCATCGGGTCCATAATGACCCATTGATTCGGGCATAGGAATTCTATCAAATAACTTTTTAGATAAACAATTAAACCATCCACCACCGAATTTCATTTTTGGTTGACCCGGAAATGTATTCATAACACGTTCCAATTCAACTTCACCAATTTCACCACTATCTATAAATGGATTGTTATTTCTACAATATCCAACTTCTTTATCTAAAAAATTACTATTAACCAAACAATCCCAAGTACTATCCCAAATCTTAACACATTCAGGACTAATTACATACTTTTTTATATTGGTAGCATTCTCTATATTATCTATTGCAGATTCGAAATAGTGTAAAATCTTATCATCAAAACAAATATCCGTATCCAGCCATATAAAATGTGTGGCATCCGTACATTCATTACAAGCAACCCTACGCAACGATGTACATCCCATTATATCTTCTCTAACATTGAAAGTTGCTTTACCGACCCAGTCCGTTAGCGGTTTCAATGAATTAAATCTATCAATAAAAAATTGTTTGTTTAATTTTGAACTTTCCCAATCAACCAAATAATCATCAACCGATAGTGCTAAAAATAATTCATAGTTTTTTCCATCTACGAATTTCGATGCTCTGTTTAAATCTCCTAACAACCTTTCCAAATCATCTATCTCATTTGGCATTATAAAAGTTGTAATAACTATTTTTTTCATTTAATAAGATTTTTTGTCAGTTCGTTTCTATCATATTGATGAATTATAACGAATGGATTTTCACCATTAAAAATAATACCATCTTTAATATCAAATTCACACTTCCCTATTAATTCTGGATTTGAAAGTGTTCCGATTTGTAATGCCCAATGACTTTCTAATCCAACCATCTGTATTTTATCTTTTACCAATTTATTATGTATTACAAAATTAAAAGAACTTTGGTCCGTAAAATGCTGTGTGTTCCCAGCCTGCGATACGATGTAGTTTAATAATAAAAGTTCCATCATATCTTCGTGATAACCGGCAATCACACCAACATTACAAGTTTCTTCCGATTCATATCTTTCCCAAAATAATTCGTTATACCCCTCTAATATATTTTTTTTACCCCACGGTTCGTGTCTATATAAAACATTTTCGCTTGAAACGATTATTTTCTTTTTTAGATAATTTTTCAAATACTCCGATGGATTAGTTTGAAATATAACATCTCTAACATCGGTTGTTATTACATACCTATATTCTTTACCCAACTGTCGTAGTATAACATATATATCTATCAAACGTTTCATATGTGGATGTCCAGTCAATTCACCGACGCATACCAACCACCCATTTGATTGTAGATATTTAATAGTTTCATCAGGAACGTTATACACAATCATAACCTTATCACCATTAAATCCACAACTATTTATTGAATTTATATAATTTTTTATTTTATCCACACCATAATTTGCTATAGCGGATATTATTAAATCTTTATTACCTTCCATTTCTTTCATTTTTTGTAAAAACTTATTTGGCATTGATGCTTTTTCTGTATGATATCTGTTGTAGATTTCAGCGTCTACGCAAGATAGTAATGAAAATATAGATTCTTCCGTTCCTAAATATCCTAACTCTAATGTATCTTTTAAATAATACGAATAATCTTCTTTAAATTTTTTCACATACTTTCTATCACAACCAAATATTGTTGCTCTACACAACCACTTCGGTATGATATTTGTATATTTTTTAAAACCAGAGTAATGAAATCCATGAACTTCCGTACTAACGTAATCTATTGATGGAAACAAAACTGATTTTATATTTTTTGCCATTCCATCCAAACTATCATCACAGACTATGTCAGATGATATGTGTTGTGTGATGCCCGCATCCACCCATATAAACTTGCTACTATCAAACGTATTTCTCTCATATGCTTCATGAATAAAAAAAACCTTACTCATTACTATTGGATTATACCACTCTGAAAAACTTTGTGGGGTTCCCGTTAACCAATGAGTTGAGTTATACCAACCAGGATCCAACCTTATGGATTGTAGTTTATCCCAAAAATTTTTAAAATATTTATTTTTTATATCATCCAACTCAACAATAACAATATCCGTTTTATCCAAAAGATTTAATCGGTTATCATAAACAAATTGTTCGTACTTTTTTGGTACAAAAACGGTCATATTATGAGAAAGAGATAGTACATTTTTAAAATTATCCAAATAGACAGATTCACTTCTATCACTCCTAACATTCCAATATCCCGTCACAATATTTATATCGCCCATCCCTATCTTATATTATTATAGTAATGTTTTCCAATCTTTCTAACAACATATTTCATAATATTTTTTTCCAGTATACCAACACCAATATGTTCAAATCCTCTTAATAAGAGATTGTGAGGTGCTTTTAAATGACTATCAGCATATACTGGATTATGAAATTCCGAAATAAAAAAATCAGATAGTTTAATAAAGTTATCTCTAGTCATTCCAAATATTACATCATTTGGAAAAACATTTCCATCACTAATTATCACACTTTTATCATCTATTTCATATTCGAATTTATTGTGATGAATATCTGCTCTAATTTTTATAATATTATCATACTTAAACCCACATTGTTCTTCATACATCTTCAACATTTCGATTGCTCTTTTTATTTTTTTATATTGAAGATATGTATTTGTTTCATCATTAAATTTTGGATTCAAATCAGATTTTATAACATTATATTCGGCGAGTACCTCCGATATATCTTCCACATCTATACCAATTAGATTGATTCCATCAAATAAAGAAATTATATCATCTCCTGATAGAATCGTATCGGATTGTCCTCCCATCCAACCTTGCTGCGCAGGGTGATAGTTAAATTGTAAGTTATAAGTCGAAACAAAAACATCCGGATTTAGATGTCCAAATGCTTCTATAAAGTTATCTTTGCATTCAGACCAAGTTCGAATATGTCCTATTATTAGGATTGCTGTTCTCATTTTTTAATAATAAATGCAGTCGGTGTTTTTAGTTGTGTTGATTCTAATTTTAATCCTCTCTCTTTAACAAACCTATCTACGCCATTTGATTCACTCCAATTGTGATATGCATATTCATCAAATACGACAACACCACCATCGACAACTCTATCCCACATATTATTTAGTGCGTTATAAGTAGGAATATCCAAATCTAAATCCAAATAAAGTACACTAATTCTTAAACCAGGTTTATCTTCTAAAAAGGATTTAGATGTATCACTAACATCCCCTTGCACCAATTCAAACTTATCAGGTTTGAATCCACATTTAATAAGTTTTTTATTGATTCCTTCTTTAGAAATTTCAATTTTATCCAAATCTTCACATCTATCAAACACTTGACTCATAGTTGCTTTATCTATTGCATCATCCAACTCTTTTACAAAATCTGGATTAAAAAAATCAAATCCTATGACCTTTTTAATACTATTTGGTTCATTCATTTCAATTATCTTTAACCAAGTAGCAAGGCCTGATCCTTTAAAAACACCACACTCCACAATATCTCCCATCAAATGTTTTGTCATTTCATAGAATTTTATTCTGCTATAAAGTTTGTTAAAAACGGATCTTTCTTCACTCAATATGAAGTTATTCCAATTACTATAAATGTCCTGATTGTTTGTTATCGATACGCTGCTGTTGTATAAGTTTATCATTTGAATATTTTGTAAGTTTTATTATAAAGTTTTGATTCTGTTGATTGTCCTGGTCCTCCAAGTCTTACTATGGAAATCCCAATTGATTGTAAATAATGAACACCATATATATTTGCTATTACCGTCATACTTCCGTGTGGGCCTTCGTCGTGTAAAACTCTTTTACCATAAATTTTAAATATATCCGTATTACATACTGCGCATAGGTCATTATCATGTCTATGCACCGCCCCCTCACCAATATGTATTAACTTCGAATGTTTACAAGATTCGTATATTTTTTCATAATCAAGTTTTTCATCTAATAAAATATCTAATCTACTTTTAACTACTAAATCATATTTGCCATTCATTTTTTCATATTCTTCATATGTATTTGTTATTTTTAAAATTTTATACATTTGCAATATGGAATGGTTTCCGATTGGAGTCTTTTCAATTTTTAAATCAACTACATTTATACCATCAAATAGTGAAGATATTTCATCATCGGTTTTTATGATGTTCATTTTATTTTCATCATGCAGTTCATAATCAGGCCGGAATATTTCATTATATGTATCTACAAATACATCGATTGTATGGGATTTATCGTAAATTGTATCCATAAAGTTTTGTTTACAATAATCCCACGTCCTAATATGCCCTGGAAGTAATACTGCTATTTTCATTAACTTTCTAACCAAATTTTAACTGGCCCCTCTCTATCTATTTCTCTATTTTCTGATACTATGTCATGATATTTATGAATAACAAAAGATCTATCTGTCGGTATAAAGTGAGTGGTTAATTCACTAAACCAAACTCCTCCCCAACTTTTATTTTCAATTCTTACTAAATCAAAAAGAGATACTGATAAGAAGTGACATGAAAAATCTCTTATCACATAGCAAGATGTAAATAATATACTTTCACTCGTTACATCTACATCACTTCTATTTGAGAAATCATTATCTTGACTTTGATACTGATCTTCTACAAAAAAAGTTATTTCATCCGATTTTATATATGATTTTCTTTTAGAGTATTCTATAATTGTACTATCATCTACTCTACGTTTTGCACATATGAATGGTGCTACGAAATAAACAGGACCATTTTGTGGCAATTTATTTAATATATCATCAAAAAAATTAATCGATGGTATTGTATCCGATTTTATTATCAAAACCCTATCATCTAAATCTAAATTATTTTTACAAAAATCTTTTATTGAACTGATATCTCCACCTAAAGATTTATGAGTTGTTCCAATATATGGAAATATTTTTATTTCTTTAAATAAACGTTTTAAATTAAATTTGTCTGCCAAATCCAATAAAGATTCATTTGGTAACTCATCTTCATGTGAATTATAAATGTAAAGAGAATCAAACGATTTATCACACTCTTGTCTTGCAAATCCGCCAAATGTCATTTCGGCATTTTCAAAATTCAAAGTTTTGTGAGTAATAAAAAATGCAATATTTTTTTTCATATTTTATAGTGTTTTATATAATCCGAACAAATCCCCTTACAATCAAATACTAAATCGTTTTCCAATTCAGGCAATACCGCTATACTACCTTTTATCGGTTGTTTTCCTGGATATGCCCAAATGTAATTTTTTGATGTCAAAGTAACCATATCAGTTTCATGCCAAAAATAATGTATTGCATATTTTTTCATTTCAATCAATGCATCTATATTTTTTGCATGACACCACAATCTCTCATTCATTAAAAACTTATAATCAGTTTTGTATTGTGGTTCATCATGTCCCAACCAAAATTCACCATCAACAAACCAAACATCAACTTCAACATCATAACCTAGTTTGATTGCTCTTTCAATATATTCTGGTTTATTTTCGTACTCACTTAATCTACCATTTATATTTCCTCTATGAGATATTAATATCATTATTTGTGATTTTCTAAATAATAGTTCAAATCTTCCGGAGTACCCAATCCCCACATTTTCTCAATGTTAAAAGTTTTAATCTTTTTACCATCTCCAATCGCTTCATTAAATACAGGGCAAACATAGAATTCATTATTTGTTCTGATATTCTTTTCTATCATTTGTTCTGCATACTTTACATAATCAGAACCTTTTGCCCAATAATAAACACCAACAGTTGCTATATCTGAAATTGGATTCTTCTCTGCTACTTCCGTTACATATCCATATTCATCTACTTTGGCAAATGACCATTTAGGATGAGTTGCCTTAAATGTAAGAATACCACCATCTACTTTTTGCTCAATCATTTTGTACATAAATTCATTTGAGTCCCACTCCACAAATTGGTCAGAGTTAGCCATAACTAATGGAGAATCGTTATCAATGTATTCTTTTGCTAAAAGTGTTGTACAAGCTGCTCCTTCTGTGATACCATCTACCTCTACGATTTTACATCCGGGTGTTATTAAATTCAGTAATGTATCTAAATTATACTTTGCTCTATGTGATTTCTGAACTACATAAATATAGGTTGCATCGATATTTAAATTATCAACTACAACCTGTATCATGGGCTTTCCTTCAACATCAATTAATGGTTTTGGAAATGTATAACCCGCTTGTTGGAAGCGATTTCCTGCACCCGCCATTGGAATCAGAATGTTCATTTTACCACCTTGCCATTTTGGTATATTCATATTTGCTGTTTGTTCTAATTTACTAATAATTTTTGATAATACCAAATCTTTTGGATTATCTACTCTTAATACATTTGCTCTACTTCTACTTGCCGCCAATAAACCATGTGGAGAATCCTCTACGATTAGAGTTTCCTCTGGTAAAAACCCCATCATACTCATTGCCTTCCAATACATTTCAGGATGTGGTTTAGAGTTCTTTACATCCTCATTAGAGAGGATTAAATCCATATACTCAATAATACCTATCTTTGCCAACATAACCAATACAGACCTTCTAATTGAGTTTGATGCAACCGCCAATTTATACCCCATACTTCTCAACTCTCTGAACAATTCAATTTTATCAGTATCAGGTTTTAATTGAGATATTGCTTCGATTGTTAGATGTTGTTTTTTATACCAAATACTATCGTATAATTTAGGGTCTAATCCCTTATTCTTTGTAAGTAATTCTAACTTTTGTGTCGTTTTCAATCCATCATAAATTGAAAGATGTTCAGTTTCTGTGATTACATATTTCTCATCAATTTCTTTGAGTGATTGATTAAACGTATCAAAATGTATTTGTTTTGCTTCTACCAAAACACCATCTAAATCAAAAATAATTAATTTTACCATTACCTTCCGTATTTTTGCCAATCATTATGTGTGAATAATCCTTCACCATGTGCTACTCCATAATCTTGTCGGGCCCACCATTTAGATATGTTACCCTCCAACGCAATACCTTCACCTGCAAATGGTTTTACTATATCTAAATAAAATTGCTTTTTATAGAGACACGGATTATTTGTCCAATTTCCGTACCTAGAATTTGTTAAAAAATATTCACCAAATTGTCCTATTTGTTCAGGAAAAGATTCTTTAGGATTGCACCAGTGTACTGAATCTAAAAGATGTGGTGATGTGCATTCAATCTCATCATCATAATAAGTAAGTTCTTTACCTATATATTTGAAAGAAAAATGTGGATTTCCTGGATTTTTTCTATGCCTATATCTAACCACATCAACACTTCCATTTAATAGTTCTATTCCGGATTGTAATCTTTGATATGTAGTTTCTTTATCTTCAATTAGATTCCAATCATGCTCTAATACTAAAACATAATCTTCCTTTGCGTTTTCGGTTAATTTAATAAATGCTTTTCCAATTCCTATATTAGAATTCATACCAATTACATTCAATCCAAAATGTTTTGCTATTTGATAATCTTGGTCATTAAATTCTTGAAATAGGATAGTGACATCATCAATCATATCAAACAAACCATTTTGATAGTAAGTTGTTAACGTATCTACCAATACTTGCCCACTATGCCAACTCAATATTCCTATACTAATTGGTAATTTTTGCATAATCTATTTTTTATAATGATTTTGTAAAATGGCATTCCAATGTTCTCTATCTTGTAATTTTATATCTTCAAATTTTCCTTCACCAATTGTTGATGACATTTCTGTTTGAACGGAAAAGTTATGTAAAACCCACTTTGGGTTAGAATTAATGTGAACAATCCAATCATCATTGTACCAAATTCTTAACTCTTCAGGAATAGATTGCCAATACTTTTTATTTAACATAAAAAAAGATGCCCAACCCCAAGGACGGGTTTTAATCAATGGTGCTATAAATGGCATTTCGCTGTAATTATTATAGTAATTTCCTGTTGCTTGTCCCACTATACCCTCAACATTATCTCCTACAAGCTGAAATATAACCGGATTAAAATTAACATCGTCATTCACTACTGCCACATATTGGTTTTTAGAAAGTTCTACACCTAAATTCCAAGATGCTGCTATATATAAATTTTCTTTTGGTTGTATTAATTTTACCTTATCAAGTTCGGTTTGATAATGTTCATAATATTTTCCTGCGTTATCTATGAGTATAATTTCATCTACATTTTCAGATGCTATCAAATCGGATAGCAATTTGTGAATTCTTGGTGATTGCCATAAAGTTGGTATAATAACCGAATATTTGTTCATAAATTTTTATTTTTTCCAGAATGAGTAAATTCCTTTTTCCAATTCATATGAAGGCCATACAAATCTATTTCTTTTTGGTTGTTGTTGTGCCCAATCCCACATTTTGGTCAAACCATCTTTCAGAGATGTCGTATGTTTAAATCCTAAAATATTTACAGATTTTTCCCAGGTTGGTATTGAATGCTTAACCTCATGTCTTGCCTCTTTGTATACAACTTCACCACCACCCATAACTTCTCTCAATACTTTATTTGCATCATTTATTGACCATTCCTCTACACCACCAAGATTAATAATCTCTTTAGATGCAGTTGGTAGTATTGCTGATTTCCACAAAGGTTCTACTATATCATCTATATAACTAAAGGCTCTGGTTTGCTCCCCATCACCAAATATGGTCATAGGTTCACCATTCATATACTGATACATCCAAATACCCAATACATTTCTGTATTTATCCCATATATTTTGATTACGTCCATAAACGTTGTGTGGTCGAATGATACACCAATCCAAGCCATGTTGTTCTCCGGCTATTTTAATATCCATCTCACATGCATACTTTGCCACTCCGTAAGGATCTATAGGCCTTTGTTGTTGTACTTCATCGAACATACCACCCTCTCCATAACCATATACTGCAAGTGTAGATGTAAACACCAATCGTTTTACATCATGTGTAATGCATTGATTAACCACACGTGCAGTTGCAATTAAATTATTTTCGTAATTATACTGCCTAATAAATGGTGATAATCCCTCCGCAGCATATGCAGCGAAATGGAATACATAATCAAACTTATGAGTTGAGAAGCAATTTTCAATCGGATGTTTAACTAAATCCATTTGCCATAGTTCAACTTTTGGATTTATATTTTCTTTGTATCCACCACTCAAATCATCTATACCAACAACTTCTGCATTTGGTACATTTTCTATAATGTAATCTGCAAGTCTACTTCCTAGTAATCCTGCAACTCCTGTAATTAGTATTTTCATATTTTATTCTTTTTTAAAAAATCTTCTACTGATATTATGTTCATGAGATTCCATTTATGTATATTATAATATGTGTAATTTAAATAATATTCTTTAGTAATATATGGTATATTTGTTCCTCGTTTGATTACTGCACATCCCAAATCCGTATCTACGACCTGTATATCCAAATCAATTCTTTCAACTCGTAGTTCCGCAATTGCTTTCCAAACATCACCTGTCCATACACCACCATGATCATTTCTCTGTTGCATGTGTTCTGTTGTTGGTAAGCAATCGTGGCATACAATACTACCCTTTTCTGTCAAATGGTTTAGTGAGTTTTCAATATCTTTAAGTACTTGGTCGTTGTGATGCAATCCATCTATAAAAATAATATCAAATTCTACATCATCTGAAATAGATTGAAAGTATTCATCCGATGTTCCAACAAACGTAACCTGTCCTTTTGGAAAAGGATCAATAGAAACTTTTTTTTCTATATTAATTTTATCAAAGTTACTTGCTGGATCTTGTGTTCCAATTTCTAAATAAGATTTGTAATTATTCTTATTTATTAAAATATTAATTAAATCCCATCGATTTAAATACATGATATTTATTTATTAAATTGTTTACTACTTGCTTTTGTGTATAATTGTTTATTACTTTTTGATAACCACTAAATGCTATTTTTTCTCTTTCCTCTTCATTTTCATTATAATAGTTTATCTTTTCAATACAATCAAACATATCATTATAAAAAATGATATCTTTCCCCTCTATAAAGATTTCATGTAGTTTTTTACTATCATTCAATCTATCTGTTATAATTAGTTTGCCACATGCCATTCCTTCAAATATTCTACGTGTAATCTCACCCCACCTACTATTTTGAACTACCATCAGTCCTTTATTTAAGAATTCGGTATGTTCAATTCCAACCATTCCGTTTTTATTACCAATAGCTCCTTCTGCCCAATTTGTAAGATAATCTAAAAATCCTGAATTACCAAATCCTCTTGTAGTAACGGCAACATATTCCGGTGATAGATTCATAGGATATTGTATTGATGTATCTGCAAAGTGCGTAACCCATTCTACATTTATTCCAATTTCTTTATATTTTAAATAAGAATCATAATCAGGAGTAATGGTATAATGAAATTTATTTGCTTTTGGTGAATTTCTTTCCCAGTTTTGTGGATCATCACCACTTTCTTGTATCCAAAATGCATCTACATACTTTTTATCAAGAAAAGGTGAATCAAATCTTCCCCAATCCATAAATAAAACAATATCAGTTTTTGGATTTGATTCTATCCACTCCTTAAGTTTAGTATCGGAATATACTCCGGATTTATTACTACCAATTGATACTATATCAGTTTCCCAACCACATGCTTTAAACTCATTTAACAATGACATAGGTGTGGACCAAATTTCATCAGGTTCGTATGCATATATAAATGTAACTTTCATCATACTACTGCTCTACCTTTTAATTGTTTCCAATCTTGTTCTGGTCTAACCTTTAAATTTGTTTTCCAGGCGGCATTTAATGTATTCATATCAACATTCATTTCTTCAGAATAGTTAATCATAGCATTAATATCTTTGGGAAAACAGGTTCCACCAAATCCTCTTTTGCCATCGTGACCTGGAGTTTGTGAATGGGAATTTCCAATTCTTGGATCCGATACAAACCCGTCAATTATATCATCCCACTTCCCACCTAATTCTTTTACTAAATCGTAGTATTCATTTACAAACGATACTTTAACTGATAAAAAATTATTACACATATATTTTGTAATCTCTGCAGATGTTTCATCCGTTAATATGTAGTGTTTATTTCCAAATCTTGCTTTGAATAACTCCAATACACGTTCGGTATGTTCGGAATTTCCGCCAATTATAATTCTTGATTGTGTCAACATATCTAACTTGGCCGTTTTTTCTGTCAAAAACTCCGGAGAAAAAACTATATTAAATCCATACTTTTGTATTAACTTTTTTGTAGTTGTTGGTAACACCGTCGATTTCAATATAAAAATGGTTTCCTGTTTTTTTAATTTTATAGAACTAAAAAAATTTTCAATATAAGATAAATCCTGTTCACCACTTTGTTTCATTGGCGTTGGTAAACATATAAAGACAAAGTCCTGCATCAATACATCTTCTAAAGTATGTGTTGATTTCATTTTATCAATATCATATATTTTAACATCTGCAACGGATGAAAACGCATATGCCTGCGATTCACCTACAAACCCATTACCAACAATTCCAACTTTAAATTGAATCATAAAAACTGTTTTGTTTTTCTTGTCTTTCTATAGTTTTAGGATGTCTAATACAATATATCTCATCGGCTGGGAATGATGTGTAGTTTTCAAACCCCACTATTCTTTCATGTACCTTTCCACTCCAACCTATCTTATTAGAGTTTTTATAAATTCTTGTTTGAACATCTGGAAAATTAACCCAGCCCTTTTCATTAACCTTCCAACCCCATTTTTGAATGTGTGACTCTGTTAACCCATCCACCGTATTTATGCGTGGAACTACAATCAAATCTTTATCTACATTGTTATCCAAAATATCTTCCAAATTAACAATAAGATTTGAATCTAAATACTCATCAGCATCTAATTGAAATATCCACTCACCTTTGCATTGTGAATTTAATAGATTTTTCCATTGGGCAAAATCGTTATCAAATTCAGATTCAATTAAGGTGATGTGGTCTGCGTTTGCTTGTAACTCCAAATACTCAACCATTTCGGTTGGTGCTTTTGGTGTATCTAAAAGAACTACAATTTCAGAATGCTCACCCTTATAATTTAGTAATTGTGTAACTAATCTAATAATTTCTTCGTGCTCATTACAAGCAGTAATTGCGTAACTTATTTTCATATTAACTATTTGTATAGTGCCAACTACCACTCTGTGGATTCGCATATGTGGTTGATGTATTTAGGTTTGGTATATTTAAAATACCTGTTGTTCCAGGTGTAACGTTCACCGTTCCAAATCCTCCTATTCCAATAGGAGTACCGATTGGTTTTTCTTCATCTGTAACTTTTTCCAATTCTTCTTTTATTTTATCCCATTGTTTTGGGGTTGCAGTGTAATCGTTGCATGCCTCCATAAACCCCCTCATCCATATAACAAATTCTTTAGATGTCATAAATTATTGATTTCTTTTTTGTGATTTTGTGTCTATTCCGGTTACATTTTTGTTTTTTGGTGTAATTTCGTTTACATCCATTGTCAATTCTACAACTTTAGATAAACCGCTTATTTTGTAAGTTCTGTAAGATTCATTGGTAATGGCTGGTACTTTACTAACAACCTTTTCGTATATTGATTTAGCATTACCTCTCATTTGTAATTTTTCTGTATCCTCATTTACAAATTTACCAAAAAATCTTTTTATGACATTTGGATTTACATTAGATACCTTTACACAATGTATTATATCCTTTGCCTTTGATACAAACAATGTAAATACTATCGGTGCGGTTGTCTCTGTAAATTTCTTTTTGTCTCCATCCACATATGAATACTCTTTTATTAGATAGAATTTACCTCTTACCATTTTTTCAGGAACAACTACGTTTCTATCATCTATAAATTTTCTATATATGGGATTATAATTAGACATTTTTTATTTTAACATTTTCAGTTTAGGTAATTCTAATTTTTGAAATTTAGGTTGTATCTTATTATATACATTATAGTGATTCAATATAGTATCAAATAATTTAGTCATTTTTTCTAAACTAAAATTTTGTTTGTTTCGTTGGGCCAATTGAGCTGCAGCTTGTTTATATTTGTCATAATTTTTATAAACATCTTTTATTTTGAGCAAAGCATTTGAAATGTTTACGGTAAACCATTGTGATTCTTTTAGAATAAACTGGTCAGCTGCGGATTCATGAACATTTTTAAGTTCTCCATCCAATAAAACTGCTCCACCACTTTTTAAGAAATCCAAATGACCACTCCAATTACTAACCAATATCGGTTTTCCTGTTAAACTAAATTCCAATAAAGGTCTACCAAATCCTTCACCTTTTGTGAAGTTTAACATTGCTTTTATTTTTTTATGATTATATAATCCATTCATTTCTGATTGTGTTAAATCACCATGCAATAAATATACAGGTACCTTATCATAATCTTTATCCAATGCTTCTCTTATTTTTTTAACTATTTCTTCTCTTCCCATTACACTAAATCCGGCACTTGATGTTTTTAAAACTAACGCTGGTTTTACTTTTTCATTTTTAAATGCAGTGGCAAATGCTTTAATCATCATTCCCACATTTTTTCTATCCTCTCCCAAATTTCCACGCAACCAGTGTCCTACAAATAAAAATGCAAAATCTTCTTTAATTTCATCCAATTCAGAAATATGTGTAACACTGTCCGTTCCAAAATCAGTTTCATCGAATCCTTCAAATAATATTTGGATTGGTTTTTCAATCTTATGTTGCTTTATAAGTTGACCTGTATCTTTGTTTGCTTCATTAAACATTGTAGATGCTAAAATGTTTTTAGAGTGCTCGGATGGAACTATTATTAAATCCATTCGGTTACATCCACCTATCCATTCAAATGCACAATGTGTAGTTTCTATTCCGGCCGTTATTCCTATATTATAGTGGCCCATTGGTTGAAATTCATTTGGTACTGTCACCTGCATGTATATATCAGGCTTTTCTGTTATTTGTGGTATTATTCTATCAACTATCCATTTGTGAAATGGATTGCTATAGTTAAGAGCATCCATCGGTGTTTGCCCCCATCTTGTACTAATTACTTTAACTTCGAACTTGTCTAATTTATACAAAGAATGTAATAAATCTCTACTGTGATCTCCATATCCACTTCTAGTAGATACCGGAGCTTGAAATATTAATGTTGGTTTCATATTGTAACTAATTGATATTTTTTACGTGGTTTCCAATTTTCAAATGCTGCTTCCATTCCGTCTACTAATGTTTTACACATATTTTCTCTATTCAATCCACCTTCACCCATGAAATGCTTTCTTCCTTCTAATCCCATATTTTTTCTTTCCTTTCTTCCCATCTTATACCAATGCATAATCAACGGTGCTACATCTGCAAAATCAACTCTATCATCGAAAATATATGGAGTAGGAACAGAACCTGTTGTTGAACGAACTGGCCAAATTGGTGTAACCCAATCACCCCAGTATAATCCTTCTTTTTTACTTCTATCATGCAAAGAACCAATCTCCACATAATCATCTGCTGTTAATAGTTTACCCGTTTTCTTATCTCTAAATCCACATTGGTCTTGCAACCCACCGGTTACATTTACAATGATAGGTGTTCCTGCCATAACGGATTCCGCAGTTGCCAATCCAAACCCCTCATTAGATGCTATATTTATAGTAACATCTGCGATATTATACAAATAGTTTA